CCTTGGCGGCGTATGCGGCTGGGCGGGCGGCGTGGGCGAAGGCGTGGGAAACCTTCGACCCCTGCGGACTTCTGGAAAAGTTGATCGAAGCATGAACCAGCCCGCTTCGGCGGGCTTTTTTACGACTACCCACTTGCACCACTCAAAGGACTGATCTATAATCCTGCCCATCTGCTTGTGTGGCAACGAGCAGAGAGAGCCGCTAGATCAGACTCCGACCCCGCATGGGGTACTCCCTCTCAGGGAAGTTGCCACCGGGGTCTGTTCTAGCGGTTTTTTTTCGCCCGTACTCCGCACGATAGCAAGTGCCTTCGTAGGCAGCGCGGAAGGAAATACGGCAAGCCATGTATGGCACTGGCTAGGAGGGTTATGCCTAGCACCCCGTGTGATGCACCCGCACGCCCAAGTAGCGAAAGCCAAAGGGATATACAGAACCCTGTGATGAGCAGGATTAAAGCCAGCGGACAGCGACCAACCTCCTCGGAGGAGTAACGGACGAAAGACTAGCGAAGCCCGTCGTCCGGGATGCTGTAGGCAGATGAGTACGCCCCATAAGTCACCGTAAAAACGTGGCAGGCGGTTCTGGTAAAGGGTCTGTGAAGCTGTAAAGTTCCCCGGAATCGGGCAGGCAGGCTTCATGGGTAAGAGGTAGTCCGTCTGTAGTTTCCGACACTGTAAAAATTCACAGTATTGCGCCATCCGCTAAGGCATGGCACCATTCACCGCCATTTCGGCAAACAGGAGAATCCCGTGAAGAAAACTGTCGCTTTCCTCGCCGCTACCCTTTTCGCCACTGCTGCCCTGGCCTACACCTGTCGGTACTTCACAATGACGATGAATGGGCGAACCGTTTACTGCTCTGAGTGCTGCTATGGAAGTGGGGCTCTTCGTCGGTGCGATGTGACCTGCAATTGACCACCGTAGTAAACATCACCCTCATCCAAGAGGACGGTCGGATCTCCATCCGATCTGATGCCGTGGGCCAGGACGAGCAAGTTCTGTCCCTCGGCCTGCAAATTTTGGGGCATCTGTCGTACTTGGAAATGCAGCACCCCGAGGTTTTCAAGGTGGACATGCCCACGCTGTCAGCGGGGAAGCACTAGAAGTTAGGCCGCACGAAGCGGCCTATTTCACGTTAGGCCCCGAAGGCGAAGCCGTGTTTCTCGGCCCACGCTTTCAGGTCGTCCTCATGCCAGCCCTTCAGTTCCACGCGCTTGCCGCTGATCGTGCCGCTTGCCAGCACCTTCGCGGCAGGCAGTGCCGGCAGCGTGCGGCGCGGGTTCTCGACCTTCACGCCTTGCAGCCAGTCGTTCGCGTCCTCAAAGCCCGCGATGCCGAGTTCCTTGGCGCACTCCCGTGCGTACTGGTCGGGCCGCTTCTGGAAGTTGTGGTCGTTCCAGCAGTAGGCCAGCCATAGCGTCATTCGGGCCAAGCGCGCCATCGCCCAAGCGTCGGCGCCTAACCCCTCGCTCAACGCGGACCCATCGGGGCAGTTATCCTTGGTCATCATTTCTCCTGTGTGCTTATTTCACGTTCCGTATCTTTTGAGAAAACTTGACAAGTGGCCTCACGGTCTTCGGCGCGTGCACGGTATCGTGGTTGCCTTCCATGCCGCTGTCTAAAGTCCATTCCAGTACTTCGCACGAGTATTTCCCGCCTCTGTAGTCCTCTTCAACTTCGGCAGCCTTGAGTGCTGCGTGAGCCTCGGAATACACGCCCACGATGTAGCTGTTGCACTCATGGTCGCCCCATCGGTAGGCATGCACCGTGTAAACAGTCGTCTTCATCATTTCTCCTGTCTGTCTACATCCATCTTACACCATCCTACCTGATAGCAACATAGGGCTTACACCAGTTGAGGATGCTTGGTACCCCTAAATTTTGAGAGCCCGCAGCACTGACTGCCCCGTCCTGAAAAGCCCTTCCCGCAGGTGATGGTCGTTGCAGTCGCCTATCTTGTCAGACATCCAGAACGGCCAGCCTATCTCACGGGCTACCCGCTCCCCGGTCCCTGAGGCATCGTGATCTGCTATGACGTAGCCCCCTGGCAAGGTCTGGGCGATCTTGAGCATGTTCCCTGCGCTGAAGCACACATGGATGGTGTACCTGCGCTTCCAATTTTTGAGGATCATCCGCAGGCTCAAGGCCGTGGCAAAACCTTCTGCCAAAAAGTGCGGGCCTCGGTTATCTATCACGTACTCCGCGCCGCCTGTGACCTGACCGCTCAAGAATTTCTTGCCGCCCGCAGCGTCGATCAGTTGGACACCCACCAGCCTCTGCCCAATTCTCATGGGGATCACCAGCAGATGCTCACCTTCCCTAACCCAAACATTTCCAACCTCATCGGGAAAGCCCTTGGCCTTGAGATATGGATGAGATGCGTACTGACATTGGTGAAGTATCCAAGCTGCTTTCTTGGCCGCCTCAGCTTGCCTGCGCAGAGTATCCTGCTCTGCTCTGCGGGCCTGCTCGGCTAGGTCTCGCCTGTTAATTTTTACGGGCTCGTCAGGTCTCCAGACGGAAACTGTTACCTCCGTGGCGTGGTTTTGGACGAAGCCGTGGTCAAGCATCCACTTGACTGCTCCGTTCTTGTGGCGCGGCTTGTCCTCGGTGGGATACCTCCTCCACAGGCCGACAGGAGGAAGATGGTCAATAAGGATGCCGTGGGCACGGCAGAAGTCTAGAAACTTCATCGCTTGCCCTTCAGGTACTTCCTGATGCTCTTGATTGCGAAGCTCTCAAATGCCCGTGTCGGCGGTAACGGGGTGGCATGCAGACCACGGGGCCACACACCAAATTTCTCGCGGTAAATCGCAAGAGCACGCTTGTCTGACCACGATCCAGACTGCACCATGTATTGACCCATGCTCCACCATGCCTGTTTGTCGTCTCGGGACATGGAGCCCAGTTCTTCCATCTGGCCGGGTACAGATACGACAGCACTCTTACGCTCCCTCTCATGCCCGCAGTTCAAGCAAGTATCTGAACCACGCGGCCACAGGGCTCCGCAGGCGGGGCACTTTGCTTCTTTCTTCTCCTTCTCGTCGGGTTCTTTCTTAGCCTTCTCCCCCTTGTCATCAAGCTCATCAATACCGCTTTCGTATATCTTCTCCCAGTCTTCTCTGAACCTTAAATAGTTTCCCGAAAAATCAAGCCACGTTGCAAATTGTTTGGTGCTATGCGTCCGCATAACCCTGCCCATTTGCTGAATATGCGATGACAAAGACTTTGAGAATGGTCTGGCAGATATTCCGATATGCACATCGTCAACCGAGAAACCTTTGGTAAGTATGTCTACGGCGCAGATACCGTGTATCTCTGTATCAGGTTTTGAGAAGTCTTCAATGACGTCCTTCTTAAACTGATCGTCATCTCTGTACGAAATACTTACGAAGTTGTATCCTTGCTCACGGAACCTACTAGCTAACTCTGCACCGTGCTCAACGCCAGCACAGAACACGATTGTTTTGACAGGCTTGCCGTATATTTCGTGAGTCTTCTTTACCCATTCGGCAACTACATCACCAACGATTTTCATCGCCCTTGAAGAAGCCTCTGCATCTGACCATTCTCCCGCTACTTTCTTTGCCCCTTTCATATCAATCTCCTTGGAGATAAATACTTTTAGCGGGGTAAGTAGCTTTTTCTCAACCAGTTCTTTCGTTGTGATTGGGTTAATCACATTGGAATAAATCTTTCCAAGCCCCTTGGTTAGCGGGGTTGCAGATAACCCGACAACTTTAATGTGCGGGTTATTCTTTATGAGGTCGTTGGTGGCTTTGCGGGAGCAATGGCATTCATCGATGATAAGCAGCTTGGTATCGGGTACAGAGCCCCTTGCTTCCAAGGTTTGCGCGGAGCACACCTGTATGTATTCGCTGGGCCTGTAGCGCCAATGTCCTGACTGGAGTACGCCGTGGTCAATACCGTACTTATCAAGGCGCTGAGACGTTTGATCGCAAAGAACTATGCGGTCAAGGATCATTGATGATCTTGTGCCCTTTTTTTTTGCCGCTTCAAGCAAGGCAATAGCTACTTCAGTCTTCCCAAAACCTACAGGCGCGGCAAGTATTTGAGAGCGGTGGCCTTGTGCAAAGCCTTCTCGCAGTAGCTCAATGGCGCGGACTTGCGCCTCTCTCAGTTCTAGTTTCAATTAAGTTCTCCGCTGCCAGCACTAGCCCGCTGGCGTGGGGGTGTTTTATGTTCTTTTGGGTCTTGCCTGATACGCGCATCCGCGCCATACGCGATCTGAAATAACACTGTGCAACACGCTGTCTTTGAAAACTACAAAGTCGCCTTGCCGCATGGATCGTGCCACGCCGCCAACCTGCAAATACAAGCCTTCACCATTTGGCATGTCCACCAGCCAGAATACAGCCACATAGTTGCGAGGTCTGCTGATTCCAACATAATCCCCAGGGCTACGCCGGTCTGTATGAGGCGGAACATTCCGCATGCGAAACGCCGTACTTGTTGACATGTCAGGCTCCCACTTCTCCCCACATGGCACGTTGCCAAAATCTATCGGCAGAGACATTGTGAATGAGTCATCAGCAATCTCTCGAAGTATGCGCCTTTGCGCTGGCGTCGGCATTTGTCTGCCCATCTCATAAATCATTTGATTTCTCCTGATGCCAGCACTAGCCCGCTGGCGTGGGCGTGGTTTACCAGTTGATGTCGCCTAACACACGTTCGGCTTCAAGCTGCGCCGCGGCCTTGCATGTGCCCGCAGCCGTGCGTGGGCTCCGGGTTCGCTGCGCGCCATTCGCTCATCGTCATGCCGGCCGGGTTGTCCAGCACGCTGGCTCGGTCGCGGAAGGCAAGCTCGCGCTCTACGGCCGCCAGCATTTCGCCGCAGCACTTGTCGCGGGCTCTCGCGCCGTACTGGTCCACCAGCGCGGCAGCTATGAAGTTGCGGGCGCGCGCGCCCTTCAGTTTCATGGTCATCGTCTTTCCTTTCGCTTCGGACCCAGCCGAACTACTCGCTCAAGCGCCGACCTGCGGCGGCTTAGCTCGAACGTTAGGCCTCACAGCACGCGCAGGTTGCGCGGGTCGATGGCCACCTCGCGCGCTGCGTCCCAGCCGGCGCCTTCGACCTCTTCGTCGAACTTCATCATCACGCGCTCGCCGTTGAATCGCGTGATCGTCCCCTGCTGGCAGAGGAAGTGCTCGGGGTCGCCGCGCGCCTCTTCGGGCACCCACAGCATGCGGTCGCCCTCGCGGCTTTCGAGCCGCAGTGTCAGCATGTCCATCGCCTTCCCTTCGCTTCGGCACCAGAGGCCGAACAGTGCGCTGCAGCGGACGGCCGCCAGCAGCTTGGTTATTGAATCACCCAGCGGGCCGCCGCTGAGCTGGTGCGTTAGGCCCGTTTCTCCAGCACCCAAAGCGGGCGGCTGACGCTTGAGTTCCAGCGCGTGCGCGGGGCCGGGTGCGTCTGCTTTTGAACGTCAACCGATGCGCCTTCGCCCATGCGAACGGCCTCCTTCCATGCCTGCCGCTTTGAGCGGCGCACCTTGTAGCCGTCGCCCGGCTTGTAGTTGGGCGGGTAAATCAAGAACGCTTTTCTGGTGTGCATGCTTTTCTCGCTTCGGTTGCAACGGGCCTAACCCGTCGCTCAAGTTGTCCTTCATGATTCTTCCTTCTTCACAATCTCAATGGTTGTCTCAAAAGGCACCTTAGTTCCCATCTCCACATAGCTGCCCAATCTGTTCATCAAACACCACAACTGCCATTCACTCCACCCATCAGCATCTTCCTTTGGTGGTGTGTATGGCTCCTCTGGGCGCTTAACACTGGACCAGAACTTCTTATGCTCATCCTCCAGTGCTTTCCTGCCAACGTCAGTTAACTTCACGCGCACCATGTCGTTGATGTTGAACTTCACGCTTCCTCCTTCTTCAGCTTGCGCGCCCAATCTTCTCCAATCCACCACGAGCACGCCTGCCTTGTTGGCTCAAGATGCAGCACGCCAATTTGCTCAAGAAACCAGTCTGGATAGCCGTCAGCTTGCAGTTCAGAAACAAGCAGCCCCATCTGAGGGATCTCCTCTTTCCATGCTGCAACCGTTACGTCCATCCATTTCTTTCCCAGCGCGTAGCCGTTCGTCTTTGGATCTGGCAGCGGCGCTCCGGTGGACTCATGTAAGTACATTGCCATTGCAGCATCGTCGCTGAAGTCAGCGCACTTGTAATCACTGGCAAATCGTTTGTACATCTCTGCCATGCGCAACCACTTGCCGCTGATCTTCCGCTTAGACATCACTCCTCCTTCTTCAGCTTTCGCTGCAGGGATGCCACCGTTTTCTTCAACTCCGCGTTCTCCCGTTGGAAAGTGTCCCGGCTGATCTTCAGGCTTTGGTTCTCAATCTCCAAGATGCGGATCTGCTCCCGCAGTTCTGCGATGGTTTCGCCTGCCGCCTGCTTCTCCTCTTCACTTGCTTCCATCGCTTCCACCGCAAGCCGGTCGCTCAGGCGCTGGTTCTCGGCCATCAGTTCTGCTACGGCCTCGTCCTTCTCGTCAATGACAAACTCGCCCGGAGGTTCAAGCGGAGCCTCCACCACGTTCGCCAATTTTGCCGGCTTGGCTTTCTTCGGAGCGTTAAAATTAACGCTGCTCACCTTCTCGCCAGCGTCCTTTTCCTGCTTCACGGCCATCACCAACTGAGGTGAAACGCCACAGATGCGGGCCATTTCGTTCACACTGAGGTCGCCCCACTCGAAGTCTTCCAGCAAAGTCTGAACGCACTTGCGCTTGTCTGCATTGCTCCGGCGCAGACCGTGGTCCCGGTTCGCGCCCAGGCTGTACAGGATGGCATCCCTCAAAGTTCCTGTGCGCACATCGGCTTGGATGGAGGTCTTGCCCAGGCGCTTGACGGCATGCAACCTATGGAATCCATCGGCAAGGTAGTAGTCCACACCATCATGGAAAGCGACCACAGGCGGGAACTCGTCGCCCGCTGACATCGCCTCGGCGTAGTCCGATACCGTATCCTCGCTGATCGCGGCACGGGACTGGGTGCCCTTGTCGATGATGATGTTGTTGATGTTGAGTTTTTTCATGGTGTTCAAAAGTTAGGCCGAAGGCGTGCGGCCTGTTCACGTTAATCCCAGTGTTCGCGTGACGCTAAGTCGTCAGCATTTCTGGCAAGCGCTTGCTTCTGCGCATCATTGAATGTGCTCCACATCGCTTCCAACTCTTTGCTGATGTAGTTTTTCCACTCATGCACGCGGCTCTTTTTTTTCCAGTCCGGCGTAGACCAGTCCTTTGGTGTATATGCCATTTCTTCTCCTCTGCCGCATGCGGCCTATTTCACGTTATGCAGCACCCAATTCAGCGGCTCACCCGCACCAGCGCGTCGGGGTTGTCCCGGCACGCCTGCAGGTAGGCGGCGCACCACGGAACAAAGTGCTTCCACAGCCCCCAGCCGTTCGGGGCGTTGAACTGCTCAAACCGTGCCTTTTCGGTCACTAGCAGCACCAGCCCGGCGGCCAGCGGCTCAATGATCTGCCGCGCGTGCGTGATGCCGTTCTCTTCAGGGCGCCACAGACAGGCATAGATGCCCGCCTCGTCGGCCATCTTGTTGAGGTTGTGCGTGATGTTGGCCGAGTAAACCTCGGTCCCATCGGCGTCGTAAAGCATTACGTCTAGGCTCATGCTTGCTCCTTGGTCGTCTTCCCAGTCGTCTTGTCAAAGCTCGTCTTCCCAGTCGTCTTGGTCGTTTGTATCCGCCGCTTTAACCACAGCCCGAATCACTGAACGTGGGGACCGTATGCGCGGTGTTGATCCCAACCCCCACTCAACGTAGCACGCGGCAATGTCCTCCATCGTGATGCCGCCGCCGTCATCGCCAGACTCCCACCGGCGCTTGAACTCTTGCTTGTCCATCTTGTGTACTCCTGCATAACAAGGACGTTCATGCTACTCTCCTGTTGCCCGAATGCACTAGGTATAAACCCCTAGTTGTCATCAGGTAGGATCAGTGTAGCATCGGGGCTCTGGAGGTGCAAGATGGAAGATCTGCTAGAAGAGAATCGTGTCCTGCGGGAGCGCATCGCTACCCTGGAGGCTCACATCCACGGGGGCATCCATTGTGCATTTTTTTGTGCCTTGCCGGAGTGTTTTCAACAACTGAAGGAGAAGTCAGATGAGCGAGAGAGAGTTTTTCCGATTCACCAATCCTCTTGACATCACCATTGGACGGGGCCGCATCATCTGGGCGGAAGCCACGGAGCACAAGGGTCTTGTACATCCAGCGGGATGGGTTCTGCCGGGAGGCGAACGGACTCTAGACCGCGAACGTGCCGAAGCAGTGGCCCGTGCTATTGATCGGAGATAAAAGTGACCAAGATGCAACTAGCCAAGCACGCACTGAAGTTGTGGAACGTGCCTCATGTTCCGAAGAGCGTCAACCGTTCTAACGCCCGCAAGTGGCTCCGCTCGGTGGAACTGCTTGGAGAAAAGTGGCTGCTTGCCAAGAAAGTGCAGAGGGTTCAATGAAGAAACTTCCCAAAGGCTGTGACCAGCAAGGCCGCTTTCCCGAAGCCGCTGAGGCGGCAACAGAGATCGGTCAAGAGCCTGACTTCTACGGGCGCGAGTTCTACCGCGAGGAGTTGAAGGCTGTCTTGTTGTGTGGCGTGGCAGTCGTCGCCGTTGTCGGTGTGATTGCGTTCGTTGTGGGGGTGTTGGTATGACAGATCGTGAACTGCTGGAACTTGCTGCGAAGGCGGCTGGGGTTGAGATTCACGAGAGCGATGACGGAACCATGCAGCGCCGTCCGGTTTGGGCCATGACGCATTACGTGCAAGGCCAGCCCTATTCGGAAACTGTCTGGAACCCGCTGGGTGACGACGCGCAGGCGATGCGGCTGGCGGTGAAGTTGGAAATGGAACTGAAGGTGTACAACACATCGGCGCACGCAGCATCCGCGAAATGTGAGCGTTCTGTCTGCGCCAGCGAGAAGGGCGACCCCTACGCCGCCACTCGCCGCGCCATCGTCAGGGCCGCGGCTGAGATTGGGAGGAGCATGGAATGACTGACCGCGAACTGCTTGAGGCCGCCGCTAAGGCGGCGGGACTGCTTTTACATGACGGCACTCATGTTTGGATGGAAGGCGCAGGCCAATGGGCACGATGGAACCCCCTCAACGACGACGGCGATGCGCTGCGGTTGGCGGTGAAGCTAGACCTAACCGTGATGATCGGGGCTGTCCGGGATGTCTCGGGACGGCTATTTCTAGACAAAAGCGAAGACGATTTAGAGGCCACCCGCCGCGCCATCGTCAGGGCTGCGGCTGAGATTGGAAAGGAGATGAAATGAAATGGCACAAGGGACCGCCACCCAGCATTGGCTGGTGGCCTGCGAGTAGCCGCCGAAACGCCGATATTTTGCGGTGGTGGAACGGGAAGCGGTGGGGTTTCCCAGCGCATATTGGGATGACTGCCGAAGAAGCAGCGGATCAATCGGTAGTGAAAGTGCCAGCAGATATTCAAGCTGCTGTCGAATGGACCGACCGCCCCGCGTGGTGGCCCGAGAGGAGCAAGACATGAAAACCGAAGACATATTTGGGTTCTTTGTAATGGGTTTTGGCGTAGGTTTATTCGTGTACTGGTGTGTGCTGGTCTATCTGTTACGCCGCTATCACGATCAATCCCTGAATGGGCGGCGGAACCGCAAATCTTTGTGGCAGTGTTTTAGGAGCAAGACATGACCGATGAGCAACGACAGGACATCATGCGCCGCATGAATGAAGGAATGTGCTCCATGAGCAAAGAAGAACTGGCTCTCCGCCAGTTTGAAGGTGCGCGCAATGCGTGGCCTGACTTGATGCCCGAACAGCTTGCGCAAGCGTCTCCGAATTGGTGGGCGCAATGCCGCGGAGAACTACCGGTTGAGCCGGTGCGTACACCAGATCGCCGCACACTGTGGAGCCGCATCAAGTTGTGGTTTGGTGAGAGGGATGAGGTGATTGTGGCCGCGCTGGCTGGAGCCGCGTTTGCCGTTCTATTGGGCAACCTGTTGTTGGAGGTTTGGAAATGGCTGGGACTGATCTGAGAACCGCTGCCCAGCAGGCGCTGGAGGCATTGGAAGAACTTAACGGCTGGCAGTCGCTTGCGCCGCCGTTGGCATCCCAAGCCGGAAGACAGGCCGCGATCAATCTGTGCGCCGCGATGGAGCAGTGCAGTTGCGGCGACCGCCACAAAGACCAGTGCCCCGGGGAGTGGGAACCCGGCTGCGACCTGGGCAACAACCCGGCATTCGCAAGGCGGGTGCCGCTGGAGCAGCCGAACCCTTGGCGCGATGCCGTAGACCATGAGCTTTCAACCCTGCACATGGTTGCCAGCGATGATCCACAAGAGTCCATTCGGCGCCTGATTGACTGGCACTGCGCCGTGCAGATCGACCCCTTGGTTTCCTCTGCTGCGCAGGAACTGATTGAGCGCGGCAGGAGAGAGGCGATGGAGCAAGACACTGACTGCCACGCGCAAGGAATCTGCCAGCGCAGCGGGTACGGCATAGGGCAGACGGAGCAGGAGCCCGACCGTTGGGGCGCGGGCTACGAAGCCGGGTATGCGGCAGGCATGGCCGAGATGAAGCCGGAGCAGGCCGAGCCGGTGGCGTGGATGGTCTACACGGAGGACGGCAAGTCGGCGTATGTCACCGATAACCCGCACGATCTGGTCGGCGCGTACAAGGCGTTTGCCCTCTACACCCGCCCACCCCGCCGCGAGACGGAACAGGAACCGGTGGTAGTCAACGCAGAGGCTTTGGAACTGATATCAGAAGCTGCTGAAGTTTTGGACAAGGTTAGGGTGTCCTGTGATGCGTGGGAAAAGTATGGGCTACGAGACTACTTGCCTGATGAATTGGCAGGCACAGCAGGTATGCTGCGAGACGGGTCAGCTTTGGTCCACCCACCCCGCCGCGAGACGGAGCAGCCGTACCCTGATCCTGCGCACGAATATCGGAAGGGCTTCATTGACGGGCAGATTGAAATGCGTGATCGCCCAGAGGAGCAGGAGCCGGTGGCGACGGTGATGGTAATGGGCAGCTACAACGGCGTGCCGGCGCTTGGGTGCCTCATCGATGCGTCAGCAACGCACGTCAAGCGCGGTGACAGGCTCTACACTGACCCACCCCGCCGCGAGTGGCGAGGGTTGACGGATGAGGATGTTGAGTACCCACACCCTCCAGCAAAGCCGCCTGTTTATGCAACATCGCAAAACACCAAGGCCGTGCGTGATGGTTTTGTGATGGGCGGGTACGAAAAAGAGCCGGGCTATTACTCGGAAGAACAACTCGACGAGTTTGCCCGCGCCATCGAGGCCGCTTTAAGGAGCAAGAACACATGACAGACGCTTTATCGGCCGCGATTGAGTCCATCCTGCGGACAGACGATCTGAGCGAGGAAATTCATCAGGCGCAAATCAACACGCTGCGCGGTGCGTATGACGCTGCAAAAAAAGATCCACCCCGCCGCGAGTGGCAAGACCTGACGAATGAGGAAGTTGACCAGATGGCGAGCAATGCCGTTGATGCGTGGGAATGCGCCCGCGCCATCGAGGCCGCACTGAAGGAGAAGAACCATGAGTGAACAACCTGCCGCCCTGCGGCTGGCTGCCCTCATTCAAAGCCGCTACGGCAACGACATCAATGACGAAGCCGCCGCCGAACTGCGCCGGTTGCACCACAACAACCAAGTGCTGAAGGACGCCTTGTGGAGGGCATGCGGCGACGACGAGGAAGCCGTCAACGCAACCATTGCTTGTGAAGGAGAACTGAAGTGACCATACAACCCGAAGCCCTAAGTCTGGCTGATTACCTTGACCTGCCTCATGTCGGGCAACACAGGTCTGCCGCCGAACTGCGCCGCCTGCACGCCCTGAACGGGGAACTGCTGGAGGCGCTGAAGAACTACGTCGATGGGTGCAGCGTTGGAGTGAATGCGACTGAGGTTGCCCGCGCAGCTATCGCACGGGCTACAGAGGAGGGAACATGAGTGAACAACCTACCGCCCTGCGGCTGGCTGATTGGGCTGCGTCATACAACACGACCATGCACAACAAAGCCGCAGCCGAACTGCGCCGCCTGCATGCGGAGGTCAACGAACTCAACCGCACCCTGGCCCTGCAGCAGCAGAGCTACGAGCGTGAGATTCAGATTGAGGTGGAGGCCGAGCGCGAGGCGTGTGCGAAGGTGTGTGAGCAGCAGAAAAACAGGTGGGTCGATGGGAGCGACCAGTGGGGCAATTCGTGCCCTGCCAGGCTTCGCGTAACTCCGTCTTCGTGCGCCGCCGCTATTCGCGCAAGGGGGAACACATGACCCGCGACGACATCATCAATCTGGCACGCCAGCACGGCAAGCCCGTGCAGGAGCAGAACGCCGAAGTCGAATACCTGTTCACGATTGAGGGCGTCAACGCGCTGCTCGCCGCCGAGCGCGAGGCGTGTGCTACTGCGTGCGAGGAGTTTTACAGCATTGAGTGGATAGCTCAGGATTGCGCCGCAGCAATCAGAGCAAGGGGGAAGAAATGAACTACCTACCCCAAGACTTCGCCCGCTGCGTGAGCAACCCGTTGCTTGAGCAGTGCAAGACCTGTCAACGGAATGTGAATAACAGCCCTGTGCATCCCAAGGCAGAGCGTCAGTCGTGGATCGGCCCGTGGACCGGGCATGGCCCGTGCCCTAATGGAGATTTTGTGGAGAAAGCAGGAGAATGAAATGCTAAGAGCACTACAAAACATTGTTTTTGCGCTGACAGGTCTGTTGCTCTGTTGGCTTCCCGTGCTGGTTGGTTTTTTCGACACGATGCGCGGTCGTGGTTCTCTAGTTGAGTGCCAAGTACGCGAGTGGAAACGCTGGTGGTCTGTGTATGAAGACCTGCGGGCATAAGGAAAGGAGAATGAAATGACATTTCAAGAACACGAAGACCGTCTATGGGCCGCTCTCAAAGACCACACGCCCTTTGCGTATGAAAAAGGCGTTGGCAAAGAATGGGACCGCTTGTGCGCGGAGCGGAGCGTTTACGCCGCGTATGACGCTTGGGAAGCTGCAAAGAACAAGGACTATTTTGGTTCGTTAGCGGCTTGGCGGGCGCGAGAGTTTCTGCAAGGTGTTCATATCACTGACGCCGCCAAGCAAGAAGAGTGGGCTCGCAAGTATGCCGACTACGCGATTCACTACCTTGAAGCAAACCGAAATTTGGTTACGCGAGACGACTTCATCGAGGCATATAAACGAAACTTAAAGAACGCTGAAAAAGCGTATCACTTGCTTTCTCTACATCACAACGCATTGCTACTGCAAAACATGGAACTGCGCTCCGACAGAACCAAATCGTGCTGGTGGTGCCGTCTCAAATATACAGTGGCAACTTTTCGGGGCAAGGAGGAATGAAATGTCCTCAGTGCGGAACATGGACGGAAGTTCTGGAGTCGGTTCTCAGGAGAGATGGCACCCGCCGCCGTCGCTACCAGTGCGCCAACCTGCACAGGTTCAACACGGAGGAAAAAATTGTTGGCCTTTCCTCTACTCCTATAAAGAAGGAGGATGTGTTGTCAACACTGCCCCGCGTCGATCCGCGTATGCCTCGGCTCAAGACGTTGGAGATGCCCTGATCTAAAAAAAGAGCCCCGGACACCCAGGGCTCAACCGGACTACAACCGGATCAGGAGAACCACGGGGGAGGACCGTGGCATCCCGATGCTACACACAACGCGTCAGGATGTCCAGCGCTTCATGCTCTGAGTTGACGATGTACAAATTTTTGCCGGGCCACTCAGCGTGAAATTTAGCTTCTGCTGGCGTAAGCGCCCGGGCCGAGGGGGGCTTGTCCCCGTCTTTGACCTCAAGCAAGAGCGTATGCCCACGGTAGAACACCAGCAGATCGAAGGCTCCCTCGTCGTTGATCTGCTTCACGTAAGCACCGCACGCCCGTAGAGCGTCGATCACCCTTCTCTCATTGGCATCACGCCGCGCAACTCTTCTCATAGGGTAAACCCCTAGTTGACATACCTGATAGGTTCAGGTCCAATCCATCACACAGGAGAACACAACATGCACCTTGATTCTAAAGATGTTGAGGCGTACTTGGAGCGACAGGCTCGGAAGTACCACAAAAATTACGAGTCCGATACCGCAGCGAACCAGGTGGCTGGCCGGTACGGCATAGCCGTGGCGGTGATCTGGGAACTCATCATGGACCTTGACCCTGATGTAAGGGCCAAGCACGTTAAGAAGATGAAGGTGAAAGCATGAACCGTGAAGACATTATCCGCATGGCGCGGGAGGCTGGTGCCTCTACCGAAATCAAACACGTAACCGTTGGCAATGGTGACGGGATTGTGTTTACACCGGATGAGCTTGCCCGCTTTGCCAACCGTGTTGCTGCCGCCGAGCGCGAGGCGTGTGCGAAGGTGTGCGAAGAAAACGCCGTGATGATTGGCGTGCTATGCGCCGACGCCATCCGCGCAAGGGGGCAGTAGGAATGACAAGCAACAAACTCACGTTGCTAGTTGCACTACTTGAAGGCCGCATGATCGGATTTGAGCCGCTAGGGGAGCGCAAGACGCTAGACGAGGGGCTTACGCCATTCGGCGCCTTGTCTCTGCCATATTTGACGAACGAGACATATGGCCGTCCGATCATTGAGAGGGAACAAATCACAACCTCTCAGGTTCCTTTGGAGTCGGGCTGGTGCATTGGCAGGAGTTGGCAGGCCACCAAGGGAGATGTGGTGTGCTATGGACATAGCGAACTACACGCGGCCATGCTCTGCTACGTTACATCACGACTCGGAAATAAGCCCGATGTAAATTTTGAATTTGATAAATGGCGATTTCCAAAACGAGAAAGGATTGGGTATGAGCTACAGATTGAAGACTTGAAGGCGGCGAACGGCGAACTGCTGGAGGCGTTGAAAGCAATGCTGGAGGTTTGGGAAGAAGACCCTGCGTATGGGGCAATGCGCGCAGACAAAGCCCGCGCCGCCATCAAGAAAGCGGAGGCAGCATGAACCTCACTGATTGGTTCCCTGGCTCAGCCAAGCCCGTTCGCAAGGGCGTGTACCAACGGGAGTACACCTATGGCAAATCCAAGCAACTTCAGTATTGCTACTGGAATGGTAAGGAATGGGGGCTTGGTAATTTCACCGTAGAAAACGCCATGCTGGATGGGAAAGCGTTTGTACCTGCGCCCCGTCAGCAACTTCCCTGGAGAGGAGTGCTGAAGTGAAGTACAAGAACTTGGAGTTCTGCCAGAAGGATGGACGAGATCCAGAGATCATCTGCTGGGTTAAGCAAGAAGACCGTGATCCTTTTTGCTACACCGTTCTTTGGTGGAAGCGTGGCAAAGAAGGTTGGCGCATTGAGTTCGTAGGTTCCCGCCCGCTTGAGCAGGAAAGAGACGACATCTGGAACCTGATGAAGTACGGCCAGTCAGTCTTGGATGCACAGTTTGAACTGGAGCAAGCATGAGATCAGAAGCACATCGTCTTGCCGACATCATTGAGCAAGACCCAACAACCACTTGGGGCTACCGGGAAGCATCACATGCTGCCGCAGCGGAACTGCGCCGGTTGCATACGGAGCGCAGCGCGGCCGATGAAATCATCTCGAATCTGGTGGAGGCGTTGAAGCATCTGCATGATGCAACATGGCTGATTTCCAAAGGGCACTACAACCAAGACCTTCACGACATAGCCGTAAGTAAAGCTCGTGCCTCCATTGCAAAAATAGAAGAGCAATCATGCGCATAACTAACTTGCACCACCTGCCCGAGTCGGTACTGAACGCGCTCCACCGCCCAACGTACAGCAAAGGCGATGCGCATATCTCATGCACAGAACTTCTGAACAGCCCTCGCATTGTTCAACTCAAGCGCAAGCACTGGGAAGACATTGAGCAAGACGCCAGTGAGATGGTGTGGCAACTGTTCGGCTCGGCCATCCACCATATCTTGGAGCATGGCAAGGGGGACAGCCACATCATCGAGGAGCGTCTGTTCGCAGAGTTCTCCGGCTGGGTTCTGTCTGGCGCCATTGATCTGCAGATCGTAACCCCGGATGGGATTGAGATCAGCGACTACAAAACCACCAGTGCTTGGGCGGTGATGAACGAGAAGTCTGACTGGACGCACCAGTTGAACGTCTATGCTCATCTGGTTGAGAAGGTCAAGAAGATCCCCGTCACCAAACTTTCCATCGTGGCGATCATCCGTGACTGGTCGGCCCGTGAAGCGCAGAAGGAGGGTTATCCCCAAGCCCCAATCGTCACCATCCCCATTAAATTGTGGAGCCCGGAAGAGCGTGAGCAGTTCATCCAGTCCCGCTTGACCGATCATTCCTCGGCCATGTTTGAGGCAGACACTGAGGGCGCTTTGCCTGAGTGCTCATCCGATGATATGTGGGAGAAGCCCAGCACCTGGGCCATCAAGAAAGAAGGAGGTGTGAGAGCGAAGTCAGTTCACTCAAGCGTAGAGGAGGCAAACGCTGCGCTTGCGGAGGCTGAGAAGTCTGCCAAGAAGAACGAAAAATTTGCCATCGAAATCCGCCCCGGCGAGAGGACGCGCTGCAGGTCCTACTGCCAAGTCTCTAAATTTTGCAGCCAACATCAGACATACCTGAAGGAGAACCAAAGTGTTGATCAACCTGAATGAAACAGAAGTGAAGTTCGTTATCCACGCCGTGCAAGAGACTGCCGCCAAAATTCTGGCGAAGCTGGAAGCCAAGCCGGTGACGACTGTGACTGCACTCAATAAGATGCTGGAAGCCACAAGCGCTGGCACAGTGCGTCTCACCAAGGCAGGCCGTCCCGCCAAGAAGCCTGGACGCAAACCGGGCAAGAAGCCTGTCGTCAAAATTGTCACTCCAGTTGAGCAAGCAGCATGAGCGCGGAAATCCAGGTCGGAAAGACCTACCGCGTCACCAGCAGCCGCAAGGGTACGTTTGTCGGCATCCTCACGCGGGTTGGCGACACTTGGGTCGATGTCCTCATCACCAACGGCAAGGCCAAAGCCATGCTCGACTACAACGAGCGTGATGCAGGGGAGTCCGTCACGGTCCGACGCAGCTTCTGCACGTTCACTCCAGTGGAGGCATCATGATCAAGAACAAAGCCCTATGGGGGCGCGTGTTCACCACCGACCCCAAAGCAGTCAAGCCCATCACAGGCAAGCAGTACAACGGCAACAGCCCTAAGCCGTACTGGATTGTTGAGCGCCTGACAGATGAGTTTGGCCCCTGCGGTATTGGCTGGGGTTTCAACATCCTCAACGAACGCTTTGAGCGTTTCAGCGATACCGATACGTTGCACATTGCATCTGTGCGCTTTTGGTACGTGCTGGACGGCCAGCGCGGTGAGTTGGAGCAGATCGGTCAAACCAAATCCAGCTACACCACTGGCGCTGGGAAGTTCATGCTGGATGAAGATGCGCCCAAGAAGTCCGTTACTGACGCGCTGGTGAAGTGCGCTAGTTACTTGGGCTTTGCTGGCGACATCTTCAGTGGCCGCTGGGATGACAGCAAGTATGTTGCCGAGGCCGCTAAAGAATGGACGGAACGAAAGCAGCAAGAGGCCGAAGAGTCATCTGCCAAGAAGCCCACTCCTCCCTCAAAGCCCCCGGCCAAGATGGAAGGCGAAGCCGGTCGGTTCCAGATCACCGTTAAAACTAAGCCTGACGCCACGCCTACTGACTTCATCAACATCGTCTCTGAGGCCGCTGTTGTTGCGCTGGAGCAGGCTACGTCTCAGGCTGACGTCATGCAGGTCTTTCAGGTCAACCGGGCTTTGTTTGACAAGGTGAAGTCCATTGATCCCGAGTGCCACAAGGATCTCATGTCCGCTTTCAAAACCAAGAAGGATTCTTTCCAATGAACACGAGTCCGACTGATAGAGAACTGCTTGAGGCCGCATATGCGGCTTACAGGCCAGGACAGAACTACATCAGATTGATCAACGATGCTGGCCGCGAATACTGGAACCCAATCAACGACGACGGCGATGCGCTGCGTCTGGCTGTGAATTTGCGGCTAACCGTAAATTGTTCATATGACGATGTGGCTATTTGCGGGCAAGAATTTACGCAAAAGGAAGTGTTCATCGAGCGTAACGGTGAAGACCCTCTTGCCGCCACCCGCCGCGCCATCGTTCGTGCAGCAGCAGCAATCGGAAAGGAAATGAAATGAACTCAATTTTTTTGGCGGGCTCTCTGGGCCGTGACGCCGAACTGCGGCATCTCCCAAACGGGGATGCAGTTGTTAACTTCTCCGTGGCAGATTCTGCTGGGCGGGACAAGCCCACGATCTGGTGGAACTGCCAACTCTTCGGCAAGCGTGCTGAGTCTCTTGCTCAGTACCTCACCAAAGGCCAAGCGGTAGCGGTGTCTGGTTCTGTCTCCGAGCGTGAGTGGACCGACAAGGATGGAAACGCCAAGAAGTCCATGAACGTGCGGGTGAACGACATTGCGCTGCAGGGCAAGCGGGAAGAAGCCAAGCCGAAGAAGTCTGACGACTTTGACAACGACCCGCCCTTCTGACATGGACACCCTTCAATACGAGGCGATCAAGGTCGCCATGAAGCAGGACAAGGAGGGTTACATTCTGACCCTCCGAGTTCACCCGGACGATCTGCCCGAGCCCTTGATGCGCGACTTCGTAGGCGCTCGGTATCAGGTGGTAATGGTCAGGCTTGGTGATGACGAGAAGCCCCTGAACCGGGACAACTTCTCTGAGATCGTCAAGCTGGCCGGGATGCTTCCTCGCAACCCAGAGTTTCAGCGGTGGCTGCTGGGTGAGGGGCACATCTTTGATGCCGATGAGGACGAGGCTACGTCATGGATCAAGGCTCATTGCGATATCGAATCTCGCCGGGAACTGGCTACCAACCCAGCGGCTGCGGCGAAGCTGCGTCAAATCAACCAGGAGTTCCAAGCATGGAAAAAAGGCTAGTCCCTTACTCGGTTCATCTCCGAGAGGACATCTACAACAAACTGAAGGAGGCCGCTGGTAGCCGCAAAGCATCGGCCTTGGTTCGGGATGCCATCACCATGATCATCGAAGGTGATGACTCCTTCAACGGTGGGTATAACAAAGCAGTCCGAGACATGATCTCCTACGTTGAGCAGGATCAGTGGTGCCAGTCTATCGGGGTGGATGGGATAACCATAGCGGCTCACTTGGTAGGTGAACTGGAGAAGATGATCGTTAGCCAAAAGGTGAACCCATGACTGACCGTGAACTGCTGGAGGACGCCGCAAAGGCGGCGGGGATTAAGGTTCGCATCTATCACGACATGATTGTTGAGCGAGGCACCGACTGTGTATGCGTTGACCATCGCGGCTTTCAATGGAACCCCATCATCAATTCCGGCGATGCCTTTGAGTTGGCGATGAAGTTGCGTTTGGACATCGGCTTTGAGAAGCTGCACATGGTCAGCGTTTGGTGCCGCTCCGTGGACGACTGGGTTACTGAACACTGTGATGACGGCATGGGCTCGGACATTGCCGAGAAAACCCGCCGCGCCATCGTTCGCGCAGCAGCAGCTATAGGAAAGGAAATGAAATGAAACTATCCGTTTGCCCAATCCGCATCGATATCTTTGACAAGGATAACGACCGCCTCGTTGCAACGGTGCAGGCCGTTGACGACTCAGCGGTCAAGGTGGAGTTTTTCCAGGCAGTAGGCTGGAACGAATGGCTCAACCTGACAGACGCTGTGCGTAAGGCTATGCACATGATGGATAAGGGGGCAGTATGAAGAACACAGGTGGACCGGCGTTTCCGACAACGAAGCCACTCGACGGGTGGGGCGATCCAAACCAAGGCATGACCCTGCGAGACTACTTCGCGGCGAAGGTTATGCAGGCGTTCATTGGAAGCGCTAACTTAAACGTCTTTGACGATGCCGCCGTAGCTAGGGCCGCATACACGATGGCCGACGCCATGCTTAGCCAGCGGGAGAAGTCATGAACGAAGACATCATCAAGTGGGCGCGTGAGGCTGGGTTTGTGATTGACGAGGTAGCGCAGCAACATCAGCCCAACTGCATCTTTCATACACATCACATGGTTGATGAGTTGCTTCACCGCTTCGCCGCCCTTGTCCGTGCAGATGAACGAGAGGCGCTTTCCAAAGTCACAGATGAAATGGTGATTGCCTCAGACAAGGCCATGTTTGGCCAAATCGTGCAGGGCTACAGGCGGTTTGAAACCGTGCGCCTCGGCCTGGAAGCAGCACTCAAAGCAAGGAGCCAATGATGCACGAACCACAATCCGACTTCCAATATTGGTGCACCGCAAATTTCAGGCAACTCGTTGTCTCCCCCGACATCCTCAGACTGCTTGACCAAGCGTTTGAGGGCGGGCGCGTTGCAGAACGAGAAGCCTGCGCTAAGGTGTGTGAAGCCATAGCGACCGAAACCTACGGCATGACCAACCTGCGCGAATATGGCGAGTGCGCCGCCGCAATCAGAGAGAGGAAATCATGATCAACGCACAAAAACTCCAGTACCTTACGCTGGCCCGGTGGTTTGACGGCTACGCGACCACGCTGGACCCAGACGATGACCGAGTTCTTGTCAACAAATTTAAGGTGGCATCACGGCTGCTTGAGGCTGTGTGGAATGAGTACGCTGCCGAGCACTATCCAACAACTCTTGAGCAACAACAGGACAGCGAATGACACCATTCCACGATTATTCGTACTACCTCCAAGTAGTTGAGAGAAACCTCAAGCAACTGGAACAGAAATGTCTACACGAAAAATTTGATGGCGTAGACCAGCATGTGACTGACATCATGAGAGCACTGTCTGGTGTTCTTAGGTGGGTGGAAGATGTTCAGCAAGAATCACAAAAGTAAGACCAAGGATGAGCAGGAGCATCTGGCTGCTGTCGCTTCGCTCCCTTGCTCACTCTGCGCCGCGCCGCCGCCTTCTCAGTGCCACCACATCGAACAGCAGAAGCACTTCATCACGGTAGCGTTATGTGCTTCATGCCATGCCAACTGGCACGGAACTAAAACTTTGTGGCGCATCAGGAAGTGGGATGAGTTGGACGCCCTTAACGAAACACTTAGGAGTCTGTATGCAAATAGATCGTAAGGTTGTGGAGCAAGCGCTGAAGGCATTGGAGCACAGCGTAAAACTGCGTGACGAAGATTACGACGCAATGGACGCCCTTCGCGCCGCCCTAGCCCAGCCAGAAGACAAAGCCCAAGCAGCCTTTGAGCATTGGTTGGTGGAAAAACTGCTTACCGTTACGCCAGCACAGATGGCACATGCTGAAGCGGTGGAGCCGATGGCAAGACCTATATCCCACGTTGGTACTTACTACGGCAAGAAGAACCCCGCTCTGGAGCGGCCAATTATCAAACCCGAGATAAAAGGTCATAACGTAGAACCACCACCAGAGGCTCAGACCGAAGCAGAGCGTGTGGCCTACTGTGCCGGATGGTGGGCGGCGATGGAGCAGAAGCGGGAGCAGCCAGCGCGGCCTTTGTGCAAGGGCATACCCCGGCGCGGATGCAACTACCTCGCCCCGTGCGACACCGTGTGCAACAAGTGCGGTGAGATCCACCACCATCATCAGATGGTCGCTCAGTTTGAAGCAGCGCAGCAGCCCGAGATAAAGGCGGATAAAGAAACCCGCTGGCTACCTATGCCCTGGAAAGGGCTAACAGAAGAAGAACACAACTACTACAAAGCCCTCGGCTTCGTGGGTGTCAAAGCAGTGGAAGAAAAGCTGCGTGCGAAGAACTCCACCCTGGCCTGCATTCCGGCTGTTCCTCCGGGTTAAAGATATAGAGGGAAAAAAAGGGTTATAGAGGGAAAAGTACTGTATGCACTTACAGTTCATGGTATGCTGTGACCATTCAATGGTAAAGGCACATCATGCAGAAACGAGTAGTTCAGTACGACGCATTCACAGGTGAGCAGATAGAAGGCACACTTGTCAACGTACAGCCTAAGAGAACCAATGGGTACACCATGTGGGTAGCACTGAACCAAGCATCACTTGATGCAATATGTAGCCCCGACCTGACGGGCTATGACCGCCGCGTCCTGCTTGCGCTGGCCTGCTTGGCAAAGAACGACAACCAAATTTTGGTGTCGCAGAAATCTTTGTCTGAGCGACTTGGCATCGCGGCCACGCACATCAGCAGGTCAATCTCTATCCTTGTGGAGAAGGGATTCCTCATGCGGGGTGAGCGCATCGGATCTACGCATGTGCTTCACCTGAACATTCAGCACTTCTGGCGCGGCGATGCCCGCAAGCACAAAGAGATGATGGCAGAGATGAACAAGCCCCAACGGGCCAAAGCCGCCTGACTAATAAAGATCGGGGACAAACATGACCGAACACAACATTGTTAGCGTAAGTGGAGGCAAGGACAGCACGGCCCTGTTGCTGCTGGCTATTGTGCGCGAGGCACCAAACATGCAGGCCGTATTTGCCGACACCGGCCACGAACACCCACAAACCTACGATTACATTGATTACCTAGCCCAAGCTACAGGCGTTTCAATACGCCGGGTGCAAGCAGACTTTTCCCATGATTTTGAACGGAAGCGGCAGTACATATCAACCAAGTGGCGACAACAGGAGGTGGATGAGAAGATCGTTTTGGCAGCACTTGATGTCCTTCATCCAACCGGAATCCCATTTCTTGATGCCTGTCTAGTTGCAGGGCGCATGCCATCTCCGTTGGGTAAGTTCTGCACTCGCCAGCTTAAAATAGAGCCGTTGACCGAGCAGGTGATGCTGCCACTTTTGGATGGAACCAGAATGGTGCTGTCCTGGCAAGGAGTGCGCGCAGACGAGAGCGAGAATCGACGCTGGCTTCCTGAGTGCGACGAGGTGGGTGGCGGCCTGTTCAATTACAGACCCATCCTGCGATGGAAGGCCGATGACTGCTTTGATGCTCATCGGTTCATGGGCATCAAGCCCAACCCACTCTATTTGCAGGGTTGTAGTCGCGTAGGTTGCATGCCATGTATACACGCGACGAAAGATGAAGTGCTCAATATCTCCAAACGCTGGCCAGAGCACGCTTGGCGCGTGTCAGAGTGGGAGAGACTGGTAGCGATGGCGTCCAAAGGAACATCGAGAGTCACGTTCTTTAATCACGGAAAAAAAGACGGCATGACAATGTTTGAGGCTATTGAGTGGTCTAAAACCAGTCGGGGCGGCAGACAACTTGACTTCCTGCGCATCCAGAACGACGGCCCTCTTTGCAGCAGCAACTACGGGTTGTGCGAATAAAATGTTCTCCGACGAAGAAGGCATAGCCTGCTTCTGTGGGGATTAAATCTTCGCCATCTCCCGCAGTTCCTTGACGTTCACTGAGCGCAAAATTTCACGCTCCAGTTCCCTCAGTTCCCGGATGTTCTCTGCCTTCTCATCGGCCGGCATCTGGCTCTCAGGCATGTTCGTAATGATGGTCATCCGTCTACGGATGTCTGACAAGTGCCTGTTAATTTTGTCAACACCCTTTGCCATGCCTAGACGGATGGCGTTCTTCTCGTCTTCCAAGAACGCTTCAATACCCTCTGGGCTACGGGTCTTGATGTCGTTGAAGGTGTTGGCCGCTTTCTCTACGGCGTCACGAAGCACGAAGAAGTCGTTCTTCAGTGCAGATTCTTGAGGGCGCTTCAGGAAGCCAGCGGTTCCCGGCAACGCGGCCAGCATCTCATTAGCAGACATCTCCGGTCTTGGAACGTCAGGATCAGAGTGCAGGAACATATTTGTCCCGTACAGCATCAATCCGCCAAACGAACCCAGCATGCCACGGATCAGGTGATCCACAGCAATCGGAGACACCATACCTGTTTGCCCGAACAGTTTTGCCAGTTCAGAAGTGGTATCCCGGAACTGACGCTCCAGATCCTTGTTCTTCTCAAACGTACCGATAAGAGGTTTGCCTTGGAAGAAGTCGTAGTTGATGGCTACCCCAAGTGCGGGCTTCACAATTTGAGGGATAGGAGTCGGGCTGCTAACAGCGTTCACTAGGGCATCAAACATCGATGTCCTGAATTTAGCGCCATCCTCATACCCCTTGTCGGTAATCAACTGGTAGGTGTGCTCAGCGATAATTTTTGGGAACAAGAAGAAGTCAGGCCGCAGTGGAATCCGCACGCCACCTGAGCCGGGGATCATCAGCGTTCTGTCCCGCACCGCAGCAGGCGTCTCGGCGTAGTCCTCGTCATCGCCCACCATCATGGCGTAGATCATGGACAGAACCATTACCGATGCCGACGTAGCCGCCAAAGTTTTGAGCGCGGCTTCTCGTTGAGTCGGTGAAGTTCCTACGCCAGTGATCGTTCTATACGCCACCCGCTGAGCCGCGAGGTACGCATAGAAGAACGGGATCGTCTGCCCCGCCAAATTTAGCGCCTTGCTGGTTCCACGGCGACGGACGTTGAAGATTTCAAACGCCTTCTCAAGAGCTTCCTTCTCAGACAAACCCTGTTGCTTAGAGGCAATGTACGTGGCCTGACGGACAGCGTTATCCCCTGCCATAGCAACGTGCTCAAGGATTTCCTTGGTCTTGCCCCACACTCCCTTGGGCTGCTTCAAGCCCGCTTCGATCTCAGCGTCTTTGCGCATGACATCAGCAGAGAAGTCCCGCGCCCCCACTACGCCAAACTTCTTCAGTTCGTTGTGGGTAGCACTGGTCTTGGCAATCGTCTTGATGAACTCCTGCACCGCGAGGTATGGAATCTTCAAGGCGTGCTGAGGCTTCAGGCCGGATGTAAACACCGCAGCCATTGAGTCTTGCGGAACCTGGGCCACAGAGAACAGCGGGTACAGAACCACCATGTTCCTGAGAATCTCCGCAGCCTTTGCCGCCCACTTGAACATGGGGATGGAGACGTTCTGGATAGCAGCAAAAGCATCAATGAAGTTGGGATCAGCAACATCCCACAATTCTTGCTTGCCGTCACGGTAGATGCGCACGATGTTCATGCCGCGCTCTTGTTCCTTGACTTGCACCGCCATCTTGCGGCCTCCGATGTCGATGTCCTTTGCAACATCGATCATCTGCCGCGCCTTGTGCGCCCGCATGGTTCGGCTCATAGCGTACTGCATCCAGCGAACCTGATTGTCAAAAACATCGTTCACCGGAGAATCAGAACCCTTGAGCCTGTGATCTTTGGCTTTGACCTGAAGACCACGAATGAACTCCAGCGGACCCGCATCTTCTTCAAGCTGTTCTACGCGGTAGTAAGGCACGTAGTCAACGTTGTCCAGCAATGACTCTGCGTATTCCTTTGACCACAAACCACCCTCAACCATCGTGTTGATGGTGTTCTTACGCATGCCCTGCCAGATGTCAGATACTTGCTCAAGTTCCGGGATCAGCTTTACCAGCGATTGTCCTGGCTCCATCTGAGCCTGTTGCTCAGGCGTCACCATCACAAGCAGTGCTTTCAACTCCTCAATCTTCTTGCGGTCAGGCTTTGCGGTTTTCTGCTCAGCGTCAATCTCCGCCGTAAATTTTGCGTTGCGCTCCAAGATGCCCGGCAGGCGCTTGGTCACAAGATACGCATGGGCAACGCTCTTGACTTCATCAAGCGGCAAGTTGTACTTCTTGGAAATCTCTTCCAGCTTCGCGGTTTGAGCCTTGAGGTTTTCTTCCTTCTGAACAGATTGCCACTTCTGCATGTCTTCGTTGTACTCAGAGGCCCCTTCGATAATGGCTCTGCTTACCACGTTGTCAATGTTCACCGCTTGAGACTGGCCCGCTTGGAGCACAAGACCGATAACTTTGTCGTTGTCCTTCACCGCCTTTCTTACGCCGCGCCGCACTGCGTTTTCAAACGCGGCATCAGCAGAGAAGATGTTCTTCTCAAACGTATCTGAGAACTTCATTGCAACTTCCTTAGCCGTCTTCAGGTCAAGGGTTGGGAGTTGCTGTTCCCCTTTCAGGATGGCAATGGTTTGCTGACCAAAGGTAGGCTTGGCGGGCGGGATGCCCATCTTCATCTGGTTCACGATGGAGATAGCCTGCTCTCCGGGGTTGCGCCCACCTATGCTCTTACGGATGTCAGCGTTTGTAAGGCTGTAGTCTCCGTTGTTTCCGATGGCAGATTTGATCTGGGTGGGCTCAAAGGCAACGTAGGTATTCCCATCTTGAATGCCGTCATAACCAGCGGCACGAAGTTCTTTCGTCGCGGCAACAGGATCGCGCTTCAACTTCTCACGAGTTTCATATCCTTCTGAGCCAAATTTTGGATCGCCATCAAGTGATATGACGTAAGGATTCTGTAGCGACAGATACACAGGCATCACCCTGTCACCTGACATGGCCGCAGCATCTTTGTTTGCAGTGAAGTAGAACCCCATACCCATGCGGGCATTGCGAACATTTTGCTTGGATGGATCAAAAGCGTAGAACTCTTCGTCCGTCCCGTGATACACAACCAGCGGCTCACCCTTCTTATCCACTACTTTGCTGTCACCAAACCAGCGGCGGAAGTTAGCGGTAGCCCTGTCACGCAGGCTCTTTGCTTCGCCCTTAGCCTCGCGTGCGCTTTCCTTCAGTTCACCCTTCTCAACCTTGCCAAAGATTTGCTCAGGTGATTCAACCTTCGTAAGCGCAGATTTGATGGACTGGAACAAGTCCTTCATCCGCTTGAGCAAAGCCTGGATCAATCCAGCGGGCGGCTTCGTGGCATCGAAGTCAGCAAAGGCATCGCTCACCGCTTCTTCGGTGATCTTCTCCATGTCCCCGTTGTACTCACGCATGTATGCGTCATACCGGGATTCTTCCCCTGCTTTCAGAGGTTTGCCGTCTACGTTCCTTTGCTTGAGGTACTGGTCAATCCACTTGTCCTTTGCCATCTTGGACAGGGATTTCCACTGTGCATCAGTGAAGAAGCCAAGTTCTCGCAGGGCGTGGATAGCCTCGTGCCTCAAAGTCCGCACGGGGTTCGCGGCATCAGCGGCAATTCTGATGATCTGCGCGGCATAGGAGCCGGAATCAGTCATCCCGTCCAGAATCTTCAGGCCCACATCCTTCAGGCCGAACTTGTTCAGGAGATTGCGTAGGGTCTGCTCAAATGCTTGTACTTGCGCACGCTCTCCGCCAAGAGATTTTTTCTCGCCCTTAAACAGATCGCCCATGCCGGTCATCTGTTCTTCTGCGCTCTTGCCAAGCTCAAAGTCTTTTACAGACTCATCGGCACGAGCCTTCTCTTCTTTCTCGCTCTTCTCTTTTTGCAGGCGCGCTTGCTCTGCGGCCTTGGCTTTCTTTTCCTCGGCAGCGGCTTTCTCAGCTTCTTCTTGTTTACGAGTTACTTCTTCGGCGGTGTATCTCTCAAGCCCCTCAGTGCCCTCTCCAGTTTCAGGAACCGCTCTCGCTTCCGCGGGTCGGCCTGAAGCAGTTTTCTGAGCACGTTCTCTCTCTTGCTTCTTTTGGACTGCATCTGCTATCTCCGTTTCGTCAAATCCAAGCCCACGCATTGCTGCTGCGTATTGCTCATCTGTCTGCGGCTTAGCAGGCGCAAACACATCAATGTCTTCATCCGTAAGCAAGTCACCTTCATAGGGCGTCAAGCCAGCTTCACGCGCCGCGTTGTCACGCTCAGCCTTCAGTTCTTCTTGTTGCTCAAGCCACGCCTGACGGTTTGCTTCTTCGTCGGCTTGCCTTTGACTTTCTTGCTGCTCAAGCGTTAAAACTTCCTCGCGGTTGAGCGCCGCCTTGATCATGTCCTTGGCGCGTTCACCGGCTTCTTTGTAGTCACGCTCAACAGAACCCGGCTCAAGGTATCCGGCTTCTTCTAGCATGGTGGCAATCAGCACGTAGTCACTCTCGCCTCCCTTGCGGAACAGAGTGCCAACGCCTGGAACCATTGGGTTGCGCCACATGGTCAATGGGCGACCGTACTTGTCTTTGCGCTTGGTGATAAATTTTGTGGAGAACTCAGACAACAGAGACAGATCAAGCCCACCAAGCCGATTGCTGACATCGGCCAGCATGGTTGAGCCCATAATAGTATTGGGCTGTTTGCGGAGAGCGGCAGCTTTTGCTGGCTTTGTCGTAGGCGCTTTTGCCTTGGGCGCAGGCTTTTTAGAAGATTGATACGCGGCTTCGGCCTCAACAAGTTTTGCCATGTGCTCTTCGGCTTTTGCTTTATCTAGCCGATTTGCATCCTGCAAATTGTTGTCTGTAATGGCGTCTTCAATTGTTCTGTACTGACTATCTCCAACGGCTCCGGTCTGGTTATATCGAGTAAGTTGGAACATCCCGCCCTGTTGAGCGGATGGCGTAATTACGCTTGTCAAGCCAGACTTGCTGACAAACACCGGCATCTCGTTGGCATCAAGTGTTTGCTTGATGTCTTGAGCAACAGCATTTTTGAGATTGTCAATGCGTGTTTGCCATTCGTCTGACAATTCATCCGCTTGTTCTACGCGCTGGCGCAGTTCAGGAATGGTCGGCGCAGCGGCTTCTACCACCGGAGCAGGAGTTACGAGTTCACTATCTTCCGCAACGCTAGGCTCAACGCCACTCGGCGGTCGTACGGCTGGACCTTCGCCAACTCCTTGGCTGACGGGAGCTTCTTGGACGCTCGGGCTTGGCGCAGCAGGCGCTGTTCGTACGGGCTGGGCTTGTCCACGTTCTGTCCTTTCTCTGATAAGGGCTTCCATCTGCTGGTTCTCAGCAAACGGGTCCATAGGCTTAGGCGCAAGCACAGGCAAGTTCACAAAATTAGTGAACGTGCTTACCATGCCCATGATGTTTTCAATACGCGCCCGCTCTTCCTCGGTCAGCGGCGCTTCGTTGATGACGCCAAATTTTTGGTTGATGTCATTGATGGCCGTGCTGGCAAACGGGATGTTGCGGTCAATCAAATCTTGCACGCGGGCAAAGATGCGGCCTTCGCGTACACGGCGGTCTACGTCTGAGATGCCGCCAGAAATGAACTCGGCTTCGCTTTCCAGTTGCGTCTGCTGCTTCTGAATTTCACGTTGTTGCGCGGCCAAATCACTTGCCCGCTTCATCTCCGCGTCTTGTTCCAGCAGTCCTTCAATCACTGCCGTTTCATGCTCGTCCCGGATACGCGCTACGTCTTGCGGTGTGGTGGCTGGTGCAGTGGTAATGCCAGCAAACAGTTCTTCCGTGGTCTGCGGGCGCTCACGGCCAGCGCGTTGACGTTCCAGTTCTTGCTTCTGCTGCGGAGTCAGTTGCTCCAGCCCTGCCTCGGGCGCAGCGGGCGGGGCTACAGGCGGTGCAGCAGGCGGCACCTCGGGGGCAGCAGCAGGCTTACCACCACCAACCGCAGCACCAAGCCCAGCACCTGCAAGACCTTCCAACGTAGCAGAACTAAACGCACCACGGAACGTAGGTACATCAAACCCTTCCCTCTGGAGAGCGATGTTCTGTGCTACTTGCTCTTGCCCTGCTTGCGCCGCTTCCGGCACAGCTTCCAGCGCACCGGCTTCCAACCGGCGGCGAACGGCACCCTTGGCCGCTTGTCCTGCTACGGTTTCTTCAGTCTTGCCAAGAATCCTACGCGCCAAAATTGCAGCGCCGCCCTTTTCCAGCGGGCCGACAGCAGCAGCACCACCCAGCACAGTGCCCAACAAAATTTGATCGAGGTTCTTGCCACCGTACTCTTGAGCAAGTTTTGCCCGAGACTCAGCATCCTGTTCAGAAGCACCAGCCTCCTTCAGCGTCTGCTTGGTTGCCTCGTAGATGGAACCCTTAATACTTCCAGCACCCATGCCCGCGCCGGTCAGTGCTGAAACACCAGTGGTTGCAAGCGCCCCAGCACCAAGAAGTTTTGCACCTAGCGCACCGGCAATGACGGGCGCAGCAGTACCCAAAGCACTGCTCAGCGTATCAACAGGAGCAACGGTGAAGGCTTTGATACCAGCCTTAACCTGATCCAGCACACCCTTGTCTTCCGCATCCTTCATGATGCGTGAGATTTCTTGCTGGTCGTTCTTGGCCTGGGCAGACATCAAATCTGCAAGGTACGTCTCAGCAGATTTAATGGTCTTGGATGTATCAGACCCAGCACCAAAAGCGTCCGCGATCATGCGAACGCCCTGAACAGCTCCCTTGGCTATGCCGAGCGGTACGTCTGCAATTTGACGGAAGGCGCTTTGCTTCTCGGGAGGCTTTGCGCCAAACAGTTCAGCACTAAAGTCACGCCCCGCTGAAGGCCCAAACAGTTCAGCGCTGAAGTCACGCCCAGCCATGTATGCCCCTTATTGAATGGTATAGCCGGCGGCGGCGGCGGCCCTCTTCACTTCGTCCACAGTCTTGCCACTTGACTTAGCCGTGGCCTGAACATCAGCCATTGTCATGGTTTTTGCGCCAGTTGGGGAGCCTTGACCTGCAAAACGTGACCCTGCGCCCTGCAACTCACGCTGAATCAGAATGGCTCTGATGTCTTGAATTGAAGGCTCTGGTTGCCCTGCGTCTTTTGCCCGCCTCTTAATAGCCGCCATTTCCATGATCCCAGCTTGGGTATCAAGGAATTTGGCTACGTTGTCTGCGGCTTGGTCATACGTCAGCACAGTTCTGTCTGGCCGACCAGCGCCACGTGCTTTGTCATAGGCTTCGTGGTAAGCCATGCCGGGATTGGCATCCATCAAAGATTTGATGACACGCTCAACCATTTGCTGCTCAGGTCCGGGCAGGTTCCTTAACGCAGCAGAAGCCGCACGGTTAGCCGCAGCGATGCGCTCTTGAGATTGCATCTGCTCACGTGAAATTTGACGCTGCTCTGCTCGGTCTTCTTGCGTTGCGCGTTCCTTCTGGATGCCAGAACGAAGTTCGCTAATCTTCAGTTCAGCCTCGGCAACCTTCATGTCTGCTTGACGGCGCTGATTCACATCACCAGACATATCTGCCACGCGCTTATCTGCCAGCGCTTGTTTGAGATTGTCAATGGCATTCTGCTCCTGCCGCGCCGCATCTTGTACTTTCTGGAACTCTGCACGCTTAGCAGTACGGGCAGCACCAGCGCCACCGACAGCACCAGACAACACATCACCAAACGTCTTGCCCCGCGCTCCGCCCGCCGCGCCAATCAACAAGTCAGTTATGTCGTCATACCGTTTCTGCCCAGCCTCCAGCATTGCCTGCCGGTCACGCTCACGACGGGCGGCGATGTCCTGTGAAGATTTGTATGCTGCCTCACGCAGTTCTGCGAGGCGCGGATCAACATTGCCCTGCTGACGGATAAGGTCTTGCAAAGCTTTGATGCCAGCAATTCCTTGAGATTCAATCTCAGACATCCTATCAGGGCTAGGGGTTCCTGTAGCCTCTACTGGACTTGCAATGCCTGTAGCCATTGCGGGTCGAGCCGCTTCCTGACGTTGCTGGCGTTGCTGTGGTTGTACTGCTGGCGTTGCGCGAGGAGACGCCATGATGCCACGCGGACCTTGCCTGCTCATCAGTGCTTGTGCTTCAGGCGACATAACAGGAACGGGCGCAGGCGCTGGACGCGCAGTAACAGAAGGGCGACCAGAAAGCGCATCCAACTGTTGTTTGACCTGTGCTGCACGAGGGTCGTTTTGCGACAACAAGTAGTAGTAACTGTTTTCTAGATCACGCACCTTTTGCTTGTTTTGTTCCTGTTCAGAACGAAGTGCATCCAAAGCATAGGCTTCTGGATCGCTCAAAACACCGAACTCTTTTGAACCATCACTAAAGTGCTGAACATCGCCGCCGCGCCTAAACGCAACTGCACCGCCACCAGCGTAGCCTTGCATGATGCCGCCCTGCGCTGCCTGAACCACCTGTGCCGCCACCGGAGGTTGCTGCCGCATCTGGGCGTTCTGTGCCATAGCACTCTGCCCCATCGCTGCCTGGATAGCCTGGGCTTCTTTCTGCTTCTCAGCCAAAGCAGAGATCACCGCCCACAACGGGGGACTGTTCGGCTGAGGATTCTGGAACAGCATCTTCAACTGTTCCATCGGCATGTTCTTCAGGGAACCCGTCATTGCACTAGGCGTAGAAGAACTCTGCTGCGGCATCATCCCCGGCAGCGGGGACTGTTGAGCCTGACCGGGCATCAGCGATTGGATTCCTTGCATATTTACCTCAAGGCTTGTTCAGCAAGTTGTACAGCGCCAGTCCAGACAACCCACCCTGCATCAGTGAACCCAGAATACCCTGGCCTTCGTCATAAGGCCGCGCTTGGAGGGGCAGACCTTGCAGCAGACTTTGCTGGAACGTAGCCTGCTGGTACGGGTACTTCATGGATTCTTGGAACTGCTGGTAACCAAAGTCAAGCGGCTGCTGTTCCAGTTGCTGCTGAGTTGCACCAGCACCAAGTTGTTGCTTCAGTCCCTCAAGGCCGAGTGAACTCAGGCTATACCCAGACCGCATACGTGCTTCTTGTTCGGCGTTGTACTGCTTCTGGGCTTGGTCAAAGGCGCTTTGCAGACCCTTGGCTTGGATGTCCCCAAACTGCATCTGAAGGTTTCGATCTGCTTCGGCGTTCTCAATGGCCTGTCTTGCTCCACCAAACGCTCCGGCCTGTGCAAATTTGGCACCCCGCTGAGTACCGGCGATGTCCGCTTGCCGTTGTGCTTCTCGTTTATTGATGTCCACCACGCTCTGCATGTACGGAGACATGAACGTCTGCGCTGTACCGGGATCAGTAAACGAACCACCAGCACCACCAAGCATCCCAGCGCCTTGCTGGAAATAAGACGGTGCCTGAAGAGATCCTAGCCCTGTGAACGCCTGAGACTGCAACTGAGACGGCCCAGCAAACCGCTGGCCGGTGAACTCTTGGTACGGCAGGCTTGCAAGCCCCTGCCCTTTACCCAGCATGTCATAGACATACGAGGAAAAATTGGGAGAGAGGGTAGATTGAGAGGGGTCGATTGCGGTGGTTGTCATCACACTCTCCTCTGGAGCTTGTTCATCAGTGCGTACATTTGTTGCGATCCGCCGTTCTGGTCAACCACATGCTTCGGGACATACGCTTCCCCGTTAGAAACTCTGGCAGGGGTTGAACTGTTAGCCCCATGAATGACCGCTGGGATGGAATCGCTTGTTCCCGTTCCCGGTCCACGGATCATTTTCGCACCGGGCAAGAGAGATGTAATCCCCCCTGCTGCAAGTTTTCCTGCTTCTTTGACGGCTTTCTCGGTCATTACAAAACCGCCGTCTTCCATCTGCACCTTGCCCCCTTGGGCGTAAGCCTGCATCAAACCACCATTGGCTGCGTACCTAGCAATGGGGCCGTACCTGCCTTGCGTCATCGTGCGGGTAACGGGAGTAGGGCCAGCGTAGGCTTGAGCGGTTCCGCCACCTCGGGGCTTTTGACGATCTGCCGCCGCAGCAATCGCAGCAAGGATTGCCATGATGCCTTGGTTGGTGCCCGCAAAATTTAACGCTTTGCCGCCGATGTTCTTGATGTTTGAGAACAGTCGGTCCCAACTCGTTCCGCCAAATGCTCCCGGCGTCTGTGGATTGGTGGGCATAGGGTAATCGCCCGGTTGATCGCCGCTACCAAGATACGCTTGGTAGTTTGATGGCATAGGGTAATCGCCTTCCTGATCACCAGAGCCAAGATACGCTTGGTAGTTTGATGGCGTAGGGTAATCGCCCGGTTGGTCACCCCAACCTAGATATTGCAGCGCATCCCCAATGCCGTACTTTTCATCGTCATCCATATTTAACCTCTTCCAATCATGCCCAACAGATCTTGCTGCTGGTCGTAAATTGTTCCAAACGGGCTTCGTGCATTGATCTGCGCCACCTGATACGGGTCGGGCTTATCCTCGTCTTGGTTCATCATTCCCATCAAGAATGAAAACAACCGAGGGTCCATGCCCGATTGTGCCTTGGGAGCAAGGGCTTTGCCGGGTGCAGTGGATGGTCCCGGTGCGGGTGCAGGAGTGGGCGCGCTAGTGGCAGCGTAGCTTAGGTTTGGCGTAACACCCGTATCCACCACAAACTCACCGTTGACAAAATTGCCGACATTGCCTGCGCTATCTACGATCCGTGGGCCTTCTTTCGTCTGTGCTACGAAAAAGTCCTGTTCAAGATTACCAATGGGAAGTCCAGCGTTGACCGCTGCCATGTCCCATTCGGGGATGCCAGATGCGATATTCTCGCCAAGGAACCAGTCACTAGGCGGCTGTGGTGCTGGATACCGGCCAAGCAGACTTTGCATTTCGCGGTCAACTTCGGCATCATCAAGGTACTCTGTAGGCATGAAGCCTTCACCACCCGGCTCAAAGAAGCCTTCCGTGATCTCATTCCCGGTGGTTCCGGGCATAGCAGAACCGGGAGCAAAAGAAGTGCCAATTCTCATGAAATCGGCTGGGCTTAGGTCGCCGCCTTGCAACAACTTCGACGCAACACTTGTAACCGCTTGCCCCTGCTGAGGCGTCAATCCAAGCTGCTCTCCCACCTGAGAACCCACGGCCCCCGTCACAGCGCCCGTCAACAGGTTGCTGGCGTCACCAGACATCAGCGCACCCGGCACACCCTTTACCGCACCGGAAACAATATCGCTGAGGAACTTGCTGTCCGTTGCGTTAAATACGTCAGCACCGATAGAACTTGCGATAGGGTTTACAAGCGATCCGATGCCTGCGGTAACCCCACCACGAATTGCCGCCTGCAAAGGGTCTTGCCCCGCCAACCCAGCAATACCGCCTTGGATAAGCGCGTTTGCTCCAATGGTTCCTGCAAGGCCACCCCCCAAAGCAGTAGAAAGCCCGCCAGTAAATGGCGCAGCAAGTAGGCCAAGCACGGGGAGAAAAGCGGACCACCCACTATCACTTCCTACCCACTCAGGAACAATAGCTTTGATGTTTCCTTCATCATCTGTGTAGGCGTTGTAATCTACGCCACCGCGTTTTCCTGCGGATGAACTAGCAAGTGTGTAGACGTTCTTTCTTGGGCTTCCCAAAAACTCTCGCGGTATTACTTCATCTTTACCAATTCCAGGCAACCGACCAAATGACTGATCGCCGTACAACAGTTTTCCGTGTACGCCTTTATGAATTTCTGTAGAAGGCAAATTTTCTTCATTGCCTGCGTAGTGTATTTCTTGCTCATACGGCGTGGCTTGAATCTTGAGTTTGGATAAGTCGCTAATTGAGTTGTTTTGGAGAATGGTAACAAGCTCATCAAGCCTGTTTGTTCCCTTAATATCCGGGTTAATGCCGAGATTTTTCCAATGGCTCTCTATATCTGATCTAAACGGCGCAGGCGGTTTTACCCAAGGCATTGGTTTGGAAGTATCAATGCCAAGACCACTAAAAATGGAATTCCAATAACCCCCGTCAAAAGTTCCGGGCTCAAAATTAACCTTTGTGGGATCAAACACAAATTGTGGAATCATGTTTAGCCCTCAACCGTAAACTGTGTGCGCCCGCATGTTCGTATTACTGCGTCAAATCGTAGAAGGTCAAAGACCCGATGGCCGCACCGGAGGAGCCAGACAGCACCCGGATGCCCAGCGTATAGATATCACTCGTCCCCGTCAAGGAGGAGCCCAACTGAAGATCCCAGTTGTACGCCGCAGGTTGGTTGATCGTACCGCTGGACTGGTTAGAGGCTTTTACGTACTGGATATCTACGATGGTGCCCACCGTCATAGCCGTGGCAGAAGTGTCTTGTTCTACGTTGGCATTGCTTGCCACCGCAGCCCAAGAGGCCCCAGTCAGCCCTGTGCTGTTCTTTGCCAGAATAACCTCAAAGTCATCCCCCGTCGAGGTCGGCATTACGTTAAATTTTACGGGCAGCACCACTGCGTTCAGTGCCGTGGAAGCCAGCCGGACAGACACCAGAGGAACAAATGTCGTGCTAATTGACGTTCTGGTCGTTGTCCTGCGGGCAATGTGCTCGATGGATGTCTGCTCGTATCCACCTTCTGAAACCACCGAGGAGCAAATTTGTTTCAGGGACGAAGCGCTTGCGGTCGCTGCGATGTTTGTAATCTCATACCTGACCGGCAAAATTGCCGTGGTCATGTAGACAGAAGTGATGTCGTTTGCATTCTCAAACGTGTGGCAAACGATGTACTGCCCGTCAATGATGAACCCACAACGAACCGAACCTACCCCAAGCCACTCAAAGTCCATCCACAAAATTTGTGCTTTGGTCAGGTCTAGGGTAAACCCTGAGTCTCCTGTTCCATCAAGTTTGTCGCCGTTCCAATCCGCTTGGTTGACCGCCCGCGCATCGCTAACAGACCCTGTGATGTAAGACCGCAGAACAAACGAAACCGTGCTGTCTGCTTGCTGGAGGAACACGCCGTTCTGGGTTCCAAAGTACCCCACCCGCTGGCGAAGCCCGGTCTTGGGGGTGTTCATAACGAACGTAGCCAAACACAACAACCCCTTACCCGGCTGGTACGGCATGCACCTGTAAGTCTGCCTTACAACTTCAGAACCACTGGAAGTGGTGACATCCATCCGCACCGATGATTCGTTGGGCAGGTACGTGGTTGACCCTCCAGTGGCCGTGCTCGTGTCAAACTGGTTGTCAATAGCGTAGCGGTTCTGAGAATCAAAGATGGTGTACGGTGCGCTAGTTCGCAGCCGGCCAAAGGCGTCAACATTCGTCCCGCCGATGGAGACTGGCACAGCGCTTCCAGTAGTTGCCACGATCTGCCCCAGTAGGTTGTCTAGTTGGTTGAAGTACAGGCGAAGGATATTGACAAGCCCATCCATGTAGGCCCTGTCGTACTCCACTGTCGGCTTTGGGAGTGACGGCGCTTTGAAGCGCTTGATGATGGCTGACCAGATAGTCACGATTTACGCCCGTCATTCCGCACATCGAGTCGGCACGAACCAAGCTGCCACTGAACTCCAATTGCATCAGATGATGCCTTCAAAGACATCTGCCGCCCGCGAACACGGATGTTGACTTGCCCTGTAAATTTTTCTACAGGCACCGTAGCACTGCGCACTACAGGAAATGAGTTCTCCCCCGCCACAGACATATTTGCAGTGACAGAAGAAACGGGGTCCACACCTCGGGTATACCCTGAGCCTGAGTTTTGCAAAGGCAAAAGGGTCAGGTTCATCACAGGGTTCTCAGAAGTTGAGCCCGTAAAATTTACGTCAGGCAGCACCCGCCAGATAAAACCAAAGTTATACCCGTCGTCAATGTCAAACTCTGCCGAGGTAACAAACGCCTCAATCGGAAGAGTCGTGGTCGTGGAGTTGTCGTCTGTCCCGGTTTCGTGGTAGATCAAGCGCCTGTTGTAATCACTTGCCATTGGAACGGTGTTAGATACGCTGGTGTCAATCCAAGCAGTCCGTCCAAGAGTGCCGTAGTACCACACCTTTTCCAAGTAGTTGTAGATCACATATCTGTCTATAGACGTACTACTTGCGGAACAGTAGAACCACCAGACTTCACCAAACTGCTCGTTAGTCCCACCAAAGACTTGTTGAGATTGAGAATAGTTAAAGTCACTAAAGATGTACTGGCGGACATCACAGTCCAAAGACTGAACTCGGCCATCGTACAGATAAAACTTCTCGTTACCCATCCAGTAGGTAACGCCCGCAGCATTGCCCCACGCTCGATCACTGATGATGGAAATACTATCAGCCAGCAGTTGTGACCCCCATACGATTGGAGGGCCAAGGTACTGAAGGGAGTACAAAGCAGTATCTGTCCACACCAAAATTTCTTGGCGTACTTGAGCTACAGCCTCAATGGCTGATCCATGAGATAGACGAAGACTGCCCGCTTGGTTGGTGGCTGCTGGTGTCCAGTTAGCTGCGTTTTCCTGCTCAGACCACCGGATAAGCATGGTGTCTTGAGTGGATGATCCGTAGTCATTGCAACCAAAGGCAAGTACAAACCTTGAGGCATCCGACACCATTAACAAAGATTGCACTGTCGGAACATTAGACGCCCCCGGCAAAGACGTCAGAGCCACCCCGCGAGTTGTCAGCCCAGCACTTTGATCCCAGTAGTACATCGGCCCATCTTTAGGGCCAAAGATCAAATCCTCACCAAAGTTGTAGTGGTTCCATACACGAAGGGACGTTGTTGATGATTGACCAACGCCCCATCCGCCAAGTCCCCATCCACCACCACCCCAGCCGCTTACGGTGTTTTGCAGCACATCACCAGTGTTAATCTGGTACGCCGCAGAAACAGATGCGCCGCCGTAAGTTCCAGCAAGAATAGCTGAGCCAGTTGAGATGGTGTACGTGTCTGTCGTTAAAACTGTCACTTGGAACTCAGCGTTGAACGTACTGGCGTAAGTTCCCGTGGCTCCGCTGTAGGTTACATAGTCCCCAGTAAACGCCCCATGAGCGACATCAGTAACTGTAACCGTCGTGGTTCCGTTGCCAACAAACGGGTTATTCAGGGTAGCGGTTTCCCTGATTGGGGTAACGTCGTTGTAAATTCCCCCGTTAGCTAGGGCGATGTAGTATTTGAGGTTCGTTCCAATGCCGACAAATTTAACGCCAGCAGAAGACGCCCATGCCCACAAAGACCGGCAAATTCCTAGAAACTGATTGTTCAGTACCTGCTGCCAGCCGCCAATTTTTTCAGGCGTGCCCTGGCGAAACCGCACCTTGTCGCAGGAGAACCAGCGGCCTTCGTTGGTGTAGCGTGAATTTTCACGATTGACACCGGGCGCGGGAAGGAATTTTTTCAGAGGCATTGCATTACCTTGTCGTACCGCGCTTTGCGATCCTCAAGACCGATGAGCCCACCGTTGATACGCTTGGTCAGTTTCTCAAACTCACCTGCATCTGCCAAGGGTCCGCAGTTATTCACGCGCCAAAACCATCCAGCAGAGCGCGATGCCCCCACAGGCCGAAGCAACAAGTCAGGGTTGTCAACAAACTTAACGCCCAACGCGGCCCCACAACGGGTGTAGTTGTCTCTGCCGGTAAGTTGTTTAAGCCCCCTGCCGATAAACTTCCACCCGTCTCCGCTCTGCACGGGGCCATTGCCCATACGGCTGGAGTACACCTGATTGGCGATCAGTTCCGGCTTGCGGGCAAAGGCATCGGCAACAGTTTTGGTAGGGAACCGCTTAGGCCAAATGCGCATCAAGGCTTCGGCGCTGTAGTTCAGGTTTTCTGTTAGGCGGGTGTACCCGGCACTTTCATGGGCAGTCTGGGCGATGAAGGCAGCGATCTGTCTAGGCGTATTGATCTGGAACTCAGCACAAGCCGATTGAATAGCAGCAAGCCACGCGCCGGGGTTTTTTACCCCTGCGGCAGACAGATGCTGCTCCGTGATCACTTCTGCTCATCCTTTTTGCGACTGCCAAACGAGGAACCAAGCAGGAAGTTGAACATTGAAGCCATCACCGTTCCCAGCATGAAGCCTAGGATGGTGTCAGCAAACCGCGTGTTCTCAACAGGGATGGTTCCAAAGGTAATGTACGGGATGTACACCATCGCAAAGATGGACCACGCTGTGATGAAGAAGTAGGTAAAGCGCCTAACGAACCAATCGTTTGATGCCATCGCGGCCTTAGCCATATCGCGGGCATTGGCCTTGTCCTTAACCTCTTGCTCCACCATAAACTCAGCATGCTGCATAGCCCGCTCCCGAAGGTCTTTGACATCCTCGGGTTTCATTTTGTCTTCAGGCTTGAGCGTCACGCCAAGTTTTTGCTCAACGTAATCCACACCTTTTTCCAAAACCGCGTCAGCAATTTTGGGCAGGCCGTTGGAGATCAGTCCTGAGACGATGGATGCAACGATGGGAAGCATGTTGTTTCCTAGATGTGATCCCCGCTGGGGTCGTAAGGGTCGATCAACGGCTCAAACCACGCAGCCAGTCGCTGACGCCAGCCTGAGCCTGTGCGGTTGTGGCGCTTGAGCCTCGCGGTCACGGTTGTCTCTCGGGGGATCTCCAAGAAAAGCACGGTCATCAGCGTGACGTTGACCAGCACATCCAGCGCGTAGCCCACCAGCAGCACCGGGTAGCCGAACACTTTGGCAACGGTGCCGAGCTTGCCCGCGTCACGCACGCGCTTCAGGTTCATCACGGCGAGGTAGAAGATCCACAGCGCGTAGCTAGCTGCGAAAACGAGGGCAATGAGCGTGATCATGCGGGCCACCGCGCCTTGATCTCGGCCACCTTGTCCAGCCACTGCTGTTGGGTGGCTTCGCCGCGCTGGGCCATGAAGAAGATGG